GTTAATAGGTAACACTTGCTCCTCTGTATCTGTTAAGTTTGTAACCCATACCTTTTCAGACAGCATCATTTGTTTAAAAACCTCGTTGTACTCTTCGCTTAAATAACCACTACTAAATGTAAATGATTCTTTTCCTTTTACGTTAAAATCTCTTTTAGTGTGTTCGGATCTGGAATAAGTATAAGTGTCGCTTAATGTATTTGCGTTGTAACTTTCTTTTGTAACATTCATTTTATTTACTTGCTTCTTAAAGAAATAAATATCTTGTAATGCTCCAAACTTATTTACAAACGTAAACTTCTTCGGCTCGTATTTACATTCATCTAAAGTTTTTATTTTTATTATCTCTAAAGGCTTTGTGTCGCTAAAAACTCTAACCTCATCCGCTTCTCCTATTTCAAATTCATTAAAAAATTCTTTTAAACATTTTGATTCTTCATAAACACCACCATCAATAAGAACTCTTTCTTTGTAGTTATCAAAATTAAGAGAACCACCTATTGTAGCATATTTTATTTGATTACTTGTAAATGCAGTATTGAAGTATTTTTGACTACCAACAATTTCGCCTTCCTTTAAAAAAGTAACTGTTGGATTGCTTTTTGTGTTTATTGGTATTCTAACTAAATTATCAGCAAGTGCAAATATTTGTCTATTAGAAATCATTATAGGACTATCATCTACATCAAAATCATTTTCTTCAAAGTAAGAATAACTATCAAACCCATATTGGTCACTTATCAAATAACCCCCTCCAATAGCAACTCCACTACTATTATATAATTCGTAATCAACAGTAACCTTTACACATTGACTAGTGTAATCGTTTCCAAAATTAATTTCTAAATAATCTCTAATGAGTTCCGATACATCTATATACCCTGCATCAAAGTTAGCATTGTAATTTTTTCTAATAATGTATTCAGGAGTAGCTGGTTTTATGTAGGTATAAATATAAATCTTATATAAATTATAACCCCCAGTTGATATTACATTCCCTAAAAAGATTGGACTTCTTAAATTAATTGCCATTTCTTATTTCTTTAAATTGTCTTTTATTGTTGTTGCCATAAACTTTTCTACATCCAATGCATACGCTTGTAGCAATTCTTGATTTAATTCTTTAAATGCTTTCTCAAATGGTTTTGTAAAAAACATACTTGGTTTTATCCCTTTTTTAAATATACTATTCGCAACTGCAAACATTAAACCTTTTCTACTTACAAATCTACCCTTTGCATCTCTAGTTCCTTTCAATCCTTTTCTTACAACCCAATTGCTAAATGCACTTGCAGGTGGTCTTTTATTTGTATATTTAAAAGGTGTATTATATTTCTTTTCTGTACCACTTACACCCTTATCTTGAAACACCCCATAATCCTCCATTAAAAGACTCAAAGAGAAACTATTTTTAGAAACGTTTAAATCATATCCTAAACTGTTATAAAGTTCTTTAGAAACGTTCTTATCACTTTTAGTAAGATTGCTTCTGCTTTGTTGTATAACATATTTAGCGAATTTATTTAACGCTTCTCTAGTTTCATCTAACTGCATATATCAATATCATTTTGAATAAATACATCAAACGTACAAGCCCAACCTGCTAATCTATTTTCAAACCTTTCGTAAAATGGTTCGCAATTAGGAGTGCCATCTAACTGATATAAATCTCTATGTAAGTTTCCTTTTCGTAATAACATTGTAAGTCTATTCAATACTGCTAATTGAGTATTCAATACATCTTGTTCATTATTGTTGCCTCTAAAAATATCAGTAGTTGGCTCTTTGCTTTCATCTACAATATCCATTGCAAGAACTGTGATGTTAAAACCTAGATACTGTTCTTCGGTTGTCACGTTGTTTACAATTATATGAGATAAAGGAAATATAGTCTGTTTAGATAAATCCACTTCAGTAATATCTCCAGTTGTAACTGTATTACAATTTACATCATTTAGTAACTGCTCTTTTATCTTTTCTGTTAATTGGTAAAAACCTCTAATTCCTTGCATTGAATTTATTTTTATTTAAAACATCATTTCTGATGAAATTTGTTTTTTATTTGTGATGCTTCTATTTCGTTTTTTTCTTTTTCAAAGGTTAAGAATAAAAGACATTCGTGCATTTTTAATTTAGTGATATTTTCAAATCTCCTAATATCTGATTGAGCGAGTGCATAAACTGATGAGTACCAACCCCATTTGCTTCCGAATTGAGAAACTCTAGTAAGTTCTTGTCTTCCTGAACCATTAAAGAGTTCATCGTAGCTTGACACAATTCGTTCCCTAAATGATAAAAAAAAAGTATAGAACCTAAAACTGCATCTAGTGGCATATCTTTTAAATGGTCTGCATCGCCACCCTCATATTCTTTTATATGATACCTAGTTCCTTTTCTTAATTCAATTGGTCTGTATAAAACTGCCATAGCTTTTTCTATGTTATCCCAATCGCCAATGAAAGTATCTAAATCAATATATTCGCCAAAAGACATTTCATCAAGGTTATTTATAAAACCATACTCAACACCATTCATTTTAAAAGTGTGAACTAAACTAGGCTTTAATTCAAACATCTGTGAAATGATACCTACAATATCTTGTACATCTTTTGCTTTTAACAATCTAATATGTTCAGGTTTTAACCCACAGAAGATTTCAATCATCTTATAAGATAACTCTGTTTCTGTAAGTTCGCCCAACTTTAAATACTTTTGGTATTGGCCAAGAGTAATCTCATTCAAACTATTAGGTACAATCAATTCTACTTTCATATTTATATATAGTTGTTTTTAAATTATTTTATTTACATAATTGCATATCTTCCAAAGTTAGGTTTACTCAATACAGAATAAGTTGCATATCTTACAGCATCAATAGTATGGTTGTGTTTGTCTATTGGCTTGTTTATTGTTTTACCACTTCTATCTTCTTGCCATTTGTAGTTTCTAAATTCTTGAATACAATTATGGCTATCTCTATGAATATGTATTTTAAAGCGTTTTAACAAGTCTATTCCTGCATTGACACTATCAGCGCCTTTTAAACTTGGTCGTATGTTAAAACCCATTCTACGCAGTTCCTCAATCAATCTTGGCTCTGCACTATCAAAGTAAACCAACTCCCTATCTATTCCAATCTCTTTCCATTTATTTGCAATATCAATAGTTGTCATTTGTGTTTGATAAATATGTTCTTTGACATAAAGATTATATCCTTGCTTGTAAACACTAACTAAAGTTGTAGGGTCGTTTGTATATCCAGCATCTGCACCATAAGATATAAACTCTGCATCTTGTGGCAACGTATCAAACTCATAGTAATTAAAGATAGTAGCTTTTGAGATACCTTTTAAACCTAGTCCATAAATCTGCCAATAGCTTTCATCAGTTTCTCTTAATCTTTCAATCTCTTCTTTTATGCTTTCATTTAAAAAAGTATTATCTAGGTATGTTGTAATAAAGAAATCAGCATCATCTCTAGGAATTACTTTGTCATAAATCCAATGGTACTCGTCTGATGGATTAAAGTCTAATATGATTTTATCTTCTGTTCTAAAGATTAACTGTTGCCAATCTTCATAGTCTAATTCATTTGCCTCGTTTATAAATAGCAAGTTTCTTTTACGACCTCTTACCTTTTGTGGTTGGTCTAAACTTATAAACTCAATAAGGTTTCCGTTTAACTTATATTCGTGATTTGACTTATTGTGTGCCTCCTCTGAATAAAAACTATATGCTTTTAGTATATCTAAAAAGTCACGCATAACAGAAGAACGAACTGCTGGGAAAGTCTTTCTGCAAACAGTTATAGTCTTGCCTGTATTCTCTAGGCAGTATTTAAAAATAATAAAAAGCAAAATGTTATAAGTCTTTCCAGACCTAGTTCCACCTTGCTCTATTGTTATTTTTTTAGTTGATTCTAGTAAATGCTCAAAAACTATATTAGTCTTTATCTTCACGTTTTATAATTTCTATTTGAAAGTTAGTTGGCATACCATCTGCTCCAGTTATCTCTTGTCTTTCTATGTAACCTCTATTTTTACCTTTTGTTTTTAGATAAAAAATAGTAGCTGATGTGTTTCCACTTTGTATTTGTTTATGTAATTGACTTTCGGCAAAATCTAAAGCAACATTTTGTATATCATCAACTTTATTTTTAAAGTCTAAATCATTTTTATAATAATCATAATAAGTAGACCTATGTATCATTGCACTTTTACAAGCTGTTGTAACAATACCTAATGATTGTTCTAATGCTTGAAGTAATCTTTCTTTTATAGTGTCGGATTTGTTTGACATTTTATTAATTTTAATATTGTTTCTTTAGCTTTCTTATTATCTTCTTCTGTATCATTATTAAGTAACGTTACTTTATTTTTAGATAAAATGTTTTTTATTTTTGTTTTTTTAGATTTTTTAAATTTTTCAGTTTGATTATCATTCCTTTTTTTATGTC